TTGTATGTTACCACTAAGAGTCATATCAACAGAAGTAAACTGGTTAAACTTAGCTACTTGCTCTCCAAAATTACCTTCTTCTGCACTATTAATCCAAGCTATATTATGAGTCTCAAAGTAATGATACCATTGTTCTAAAGAGAATCCTTGAGATTTAGGTAACTGAGCCATGTCCATTATAAACTTCTTACCTTTAGCTCTAGCTAATTCCTCTTCAAACTTTAACCAAATAATGTTATAAGCTTTCATGTGAGGAGAAAGTAGGTCTACAATACTAGTAGCTTGACTATTCATTGAATTATAAATAATTCCTACATAGTTAAGTTTACCCATTATTTGGTTTTTAGCAGGTCTACCATAAACTAACATAGAACCTATCATACAAGACTCCCAAATGTCAGTAACCCATTCTTCTCTTTTAGAGATAACATATGGTCTTAATTCTTTAGGAAAAGTATCTTGTTCTGTCAATATAACTTCTTGTACTTCACTATTTTCATCTACATAAGAAATATAAGTAAGTTTCTGCATAGATTTCCAGTTACAAAAAGTAACAGGTACACCTGCCCAATCTCTTTGAATTTGAGCATATAAACCACTAGAATAATAATCAGCATCATCAGGAATAGAACCTGCTTGTACAAAACTATTCATAGCACTTCCTATACCCCCAAAGAAATTTCCCCTCTCTATTTCATCTATTTGCTCTGGTGATAAATAATGACCTAATTCATCAATTATCTGCCCTACATTCATCATTCTTATTTCAGAACAAGCTTGACTATCTTCTATATATTCAATCTCACTATGAGCCACATAATTGAAAAATAAAGGGTTTACAGGTCTATACTCTAACTTACCATTAACAATTCCTACGTGCATTATTTCTTCAGCACTACCAGCAGCATATTTAAAACATTTATTAAATTTATCTTTTAAACCATCTCTGTTATAAGTTATTTTTAACAGTAAGTTTAAATATTTTTCTCTTTCTCCTTGATAAGAAAATTGATTATAAAACTCTAATTCTTGTGGGGATTTATAGTCTTGACTTTGAGCATCTTCAGGAGAAATTAACTCTAGTTCTACTTGTTGTTTCTTAATACTTTCATTTAAGAATTGTAGAAACATTTGTTTCTTGTGTTCTAGTCTAGCATTATACCCTCCACCAGCATTACAATACACCCTAAAGTTAAAAGGCATTTCATACTCTTTACCTAGAAAGTAATTAACCTTATTCATTATAAGATTATAACTCTTTAACCTAGATTGAGGTTTACCAAATCTTTCAGTTGTATTATAAGGATCTACTACATAAGCATAATCCTCATCATCAATAATACCATTAATTAAGTTAAAGTTGTATTTAAACTTTTTATATCTATTAAAACTATTTGTTAAAGTTTGGTTAACACCTACTCCTGATATACCTAAAGAACAAGCTTTTACCCAGTGTTCATCTTTTTCTTTAAAAGATATTTTCTGTTTAGGAAATCCCACATAAGAATTTAAATAACCTGCATCAGCAGTAGTTACTACACCATTTGCTCCCATTATAAATTATCTTTTAATAAGTCTACCTTCTTTATCATATCTTCTATTAAAGAAACTAAAATAATCATCACTTACAGTTTCTTTTTTAATATTCAAAGATAACTGTAATTTTAATACTATACAAAGTTTAAGAGCTGACTCCCTATCTGTATTAACTCCTTCTCCAGAAGCTAATAACTCTTTTAATAGTCCTTTAGAGTTAATAGATTTAATATTTATCTCTCCTGTAAAGTTCTTTTCTAGTAACCAATCTCTAGTATATTTACTCATCTCTTCATTACCATCTTTAGTAGCATGGAGACCATATTGATCTAATCTACCTACACCGGCTTTTAAAACATTAGGAGTTTTAGCTAAGAAATGTAATTGGTTCTTAGATTGTAAATAAACTTTAAAGTTGTTGTAGTTATTTTCATATAAAGTATAAGCGTTGTAGAAAACTATGAGTCTTCTCATTATCTCATTAGTGTCATTTAAATCACTCTCTCTACCAGTATACTCAGCAACTATTTCATTACCTAACATACCTCTACTCATAATAACTAATGAAGCTACTGAGTTAGAATCAATTTGACTAGGGTCACCTTCTTTAGCTATAGGGTCAAGCCCTCCTATATAATTTAACCAAGTAGTGTCTTGAGGTAATTTATAAATAGTCACACAACCTTTTTTATTGTTTGATTTAATAGGATAATCACAATCTCTCAAATTATTTTCTAAATCAGGATGAAATGTAACTACACCTAACTCATTACAATCAAGTGTTCCTTTTATAGCTAATTTGTTTATTTCACCATTTGGTAGTGATTCTAAGTAACCTAGTTGTTCGTGTAATTGAGCAGAAGGATATTTATTTCCTTCTAAAGCAAGTAAAGCATGAGAAGGTGTCAATGGAGAGTTTTGATAAAAAGAATTTAAGGTGTCTATATTAGTGCTTTTTTTTGCTTCTGCATAATCACTATCCCATTTTTTTTGAGCTTTTTCTATTAAAGTAAACCCATTATCATCTCTAAAGTTAGAATCATAAGCTAATATTTTAGGGATAAAAAAGCATCTTCTACCTCTATTTTCATATAAATCTTCCCTTGACACACAATCATATTCTTGTGGATTATTAAATACTTTAGTTATTTCAGCAGTACCTTTACCTTTAGAATCCCCTCCTGTACCAATCATATATATAGTACCTGTTTTTATACCTCCTGCACTAGTACTATCTTTTAAATGACCTAGAGCATGAGTAAGATTATCCATAAACCCTACTTCATCTAACACTGCTAAAGAAGGTCTAATACTATTACCAGCTAATTCATTTCCAAAGAAAGTTCTATGATGAACCATAGATTTACTACCTCTAACTGTCCAGTTTTCTTTGACTTTTACTTTTCTTTTAGCTATTATAAACTTAGAAGGTACTAATGAACCATCATAAAATTTAGCTAAAGGTGAAGGATAAAACACATCTTGATAATCTTGTGAACCTTCTAAGTTATCTAAACCTAGTAATAATTTATTACAAGTTTGATTACTATAAAAAGCATCTATAGCCCCAATCATTGTTTCACTACTCATTGGTTTTTTTAAAGCAAGTGCTACTAAGTATTCATCATAATCTAATGCACCATCAAACAAAAAATTCATACCACATAAAGCAGCTACCCAATATGACTTACCTGAATCTCTACACTCTAAATCGAGTATATTTTTACTAGGATTTGTATATAATGCTTTACCTAAAGGTTTGATAAACACTCTGTTAAGATAATCTTCAGGGGTTAAATATTTTCTAGTATCATCACTTGTTTTTAATAGCTGTTTTTCTAAAATAGAGTGATTGCAGTGAAATTCTGTATCAAGTTCAAACCCACTAAACCCTCTAGCTTCCATATATAAATAAGCTCTTAACCACTCAATGTCTCTTACATGAGGATTACCTATTGTTTTAGATTTAGAGTTTTCTTTGTTTAACTTTATATTCCAAATATTTCTGTAAAAGTAAATAGTAGCAGGTATATAAGTGTTACCTATCCAGTACCCCTCTATACACTTTCTTTTAATAGTTTTCCAATAGTTTTTATACTCTTCTGTTAAAGGGTTAAACTTTTCTAGTTTTTCAGTTATAAGCTCTCTATTTATACTTATCATAATCAGTTAAATTACTTCATCATCACTTAAACTATTTTGGGATCCTCCCATATTAGCACCTTTATCTTTCTGAAGCTGTTTATTTATTTCTTCCCATTCTTTATAAGACTTTAAATTACCAGCTAACATTTTTTCAATCATTTCATAGGTTTGGGCATCATACTCAATTTCTTCTAAAAATTTAGTTTTTTTATCAATAGTCTCTTTCCAAACTCTAAGTAACCTCATTGTATGGGTTTCACATAAAGACAAATATCTTTTAGATAAAAAATCTAGGTATTCTGACTCTTTAGGTAAAAACTTTTCAGGTAATAAATAGTTTAACTCAGCTTCTTTAGTAAACTTACTCCAATTAGTGTATTTACTATCAGGATCATTAACTAAAGCAACAAACCAAAGAATACTACTATAGTCTTTTTTATATTTAGTTTTAACTTCTTTAAAAACAGGATCTGCTAGATAAACAGGATTTGCTTTAAAGAAATCCATAGTTATATCCCAATTATTAACTTGTGCTGACATATCTTATACTTTTAAAATTATTTGGTAAAGTCCTTCCTCTGCATTAAAAACTACTTCAATATCTGTAGGATTCTTTAAAAGATCAAATCCTTTTATAAAGGTCAACACATTTGATTTAAGCTCCCTTGTTATAAGCCCTGTAGTCTTTTCAGTAAACAGTTTCCTGACTGATGTTATAACAGACTCTAGCTCTAATAATTTCTTAATGTTATCTTCCATATTACTTAATTTATTATTACCATTTATTTAAAGGACATTTTTCATTCATACTGTGTGTTTTCCAGTTAATAAAACACTTACAGTCTCCACATCTTAAACTATGAGTTTTAAAGTCAAAATAAACTATATCACAAGCCTTACAGATTATTAATCTTTTAAGAACAAGTTCTTTTGTCTTTTCTGTCAATAAATTAGTTTTACTGAGTAAACTATTAAAAGCACCTTCTACAATATTTTTTATTTTATTTTCCAAAGAATTTAGCTCTTAGTTTAGTTTTTCTATCTTCTGTTAATTTTATAATCTCATCTAAATGAGAGATAATTTCTTTAGTCTCAGGGTAATATTGACATTTTTGTTGGTGCTTATATCTGCTCCTAAGAACCTTTAAAAGCTCTTCATTTGTAGTACCATTAGTAAACACTGACTCTCCATTTATAATCTCTTTTTTTACAAAGAAAATCTCTTGGAAAGAATTATCTTCTTTGTTATTAAAATTACTAACTAAATAACTATGACCTTCTTCTACTACTTTCATCTTTCAAACTTTGTTTATATTTTTCTTTTTTAGTTATATAACCTTTTATATAGTGGTGATCTATTTTCTGTCTTCTGTCAAATGCTGAAGTAAACCAGCTATTAGCTTTATCTCTAGTACCGTATATAAGTTTTTTTATAACTTCATTTGTCTCTTTACAA